GAACCTCGAGCTGGCGGCTGGGCAATCGGTCGTGACGGTTACGGCTTTTGACCAAAACGGGCAGATTTTTCAACAGGTTACAGTAAAGCCGGCTCAGCTTGGGACGATATGGGGGCAATTTACTTGTGGGCAGGCACTTTGGGGCGGGGCGACCTCGGGGCTCTTCCCTCGTCAGCTGGAGTGGACGGCGCCTATTGTGTTCCGGCGACTGGGGTTGCAGGCCGTTGGGGCCTCTTTCGGCGGTCTTAAAATTGGTGACGCATTTCTACGTTATCAGCAACTTGGTTACATGGTGGTAGACGCAGCGCTTCCAGGACCTTTTGTCTTGGACAGGAGCGTGCTTGGCGGACCAGACCTCTTAGGGTGAGAACATGCGGTACAAGGTTTTGTTTGCGGCGCTTTGCAGCGTGCTTCTGGCGGCTTGGGTGGCGCTCGGGCTGATGTATCGGGATGCGTACGCGCAAAGTAATCCTGGTTTTGTGCCCAATCAGGTCCTCACGGCGCAGCAGCTGAATGCGGCATTTCAGAACAAGCAGAATTACCCGATTCCTTTTACGGCGTTGCCGCTTTTCACCACGACTACAGCCGGAGCTGTACCGGCTTCCGGCGGCGGTGTGCTCAATTTTTTGCGGGCCGACGGCGTGTTTGCGCAGCCTCCGAGCGGTGGCAGCGGAGCGCCAGGCGGGACCAATCTTCAAGTCGAGTACAACAACAACGGAGTGTTCGGGGGCTACACAAATACGCAGCTGACAGCGCTGATCAACGCTTTCACCTCGACGCTGCCCGGCGCAGTGCCGGCGAGCGGGGGCAATATCCAGACCTACTTACGGGCTAACGGGTCGTTTTTCAACCCCGTAGGCGGCAGCAACAATCAGGTGCAGTTCAACAACGGAGGAGTGTTCGGCGGTTATACGAACGCGCAGCTGACAGCGCTGATCGTGGCCTGTAACGGAACGACGAGCGGCGCGGTCCCGACGCCTAACAACAATGCCAACACCTTCCTCAATGGTCAGTGCGGGTTCACCACGCCGGCCGGAGGCGGAAACGTTTCGACCTCAAGCAATCTGGTGAATGGCAATTGTGTGCAGGCTACCGGTACAACGACGGTGGGGCCGGCTACCGTGCCATGCGGCTCGGGCGGGACCGGAGCGACAGCTTTTACGGACTACCTCAATATCAAGACCTTTGGTGCGACCGGCGATGGCACATGCCATGCGTTGTCGAGTGCCTATGCCACCTTAGCCTTGGCTCAGGCGGTCTACCCGTTTGTCTCTGACCTCACACAGTGCATAGACTGGGCCGCGACGCAGAAGGCGTTCAACACTGCCTTTAGCACTGCGCCGCTCAGCAACGGCAGCTTTGATGTTTATTGTCCGGTAGGCAGCTTTCAGCTTTCGAATCCGGTTTTCTTTGATCAGGCGAACAACTCGCAGGGCTCTTACGCAGCGTGGGCCAGCGGCACAACCTACGCTAACGCCGCTAATGTGACCTACAACGGCATCCCTTGGATCTCTATGGGGTCTGGGAATGTCGGTAACCCGCCGACATCGATGTTTGGCTACCCTGCTAATTTTTCGATTGTGAATAGTGGCGGCGGCTCTATATATCCTTCTGGTTTTCCATGGGCCACAGTCACAATCAGCAACGCCAGCCCAGCGCGGATCGCGCCTCTGCTAGGCGGAGGCACCCTCGCTGTTACAGCCAATCAACCGATCGTACTTTTCACGCAGCAGGTGGCGAACCCGAATGGCGGAGCGACGCCCGTTCTGCCGACCGGCGTCAATGTCGCTCAAGTCTACTATGTGGTTGGATCGTCGATCACATCGACCGATTTCACAGTGTCCGCGACTCCTGGTGGCGCTGCTGTAAACACATCGACAACGGGCGTAGGCAATTTCTTTGCATCCGGCCAGGTGTGGCAACTCTCTGTAGTGCAGTTCGCGCCGACCTTTAGCAGCCGGGTGGCTCTTATTGGTGCGGATGGGACTCCGAGCAACAGCGGTTGCCAATTCCAAGGTCAAAACGACTGGACATCACCTCTTATTATTCTTGGGCCGCAAAACGGGGTGTACGTAAAATCAATCACCGCAGTTGGTAACGTAGGTGGTAATCCGGGTAACAACGGGTATAAATGCACAGTCCCATTCAGCATTAATCATAACGCCGGTTTTCAATTAGGGTCGGCCGGGTTTGCCCAAGTATCATCTGGCGGGGGATCACACCTTGCAACATATGAGAATGTGTCGGCATACGGATTTTATATTGGAGACTGGCACGGGTTCAGCGGAACAGGAGAGCTGACCGACTCTAATACGTGGATAAAACCTTCATTTAGCGGGAACTGCATCAATCTTCTAATGTCGCATACGCAAGCTTTCATAAATACCATTTACGACGGACAGCTAAACAATGCGACAACTAACGTATATGCTTCAGACCAAGAAGGAGTTAAGGCGATTGGTGGTAATTACTCCCAGTTCTTTGCTCTTGGTACCACTTTTGCGATCAGCGGCGTTTCGACTTCGGCAAGCTGCGGGAACAATTTCGTCATCTGCGTAGTCGCAACGATCACGTCACCAGATAATAATCTGCAGACTCCGATGTGTTCATACAGCGCCGGCTCCGCCTACGCTCAGCAGGTGAAATGGCTCAACTCATGGCCTCTCGCCTCGGGCTGTGGTTACAATACGTGGGTCTTCAAGACCGCAAAATGGGGCTTGGTCGGCGCCTACGTGATGAACTACAACCCCTTCACAAGTCAGATCACGCTGGGAGTGCCACCGGCTTATGCTGGTATCTACCAAGGCACCTGCTGTGGTTCCAACTTCGCGACCGATCTTGCGGCTCAGACGACGGTGTACGCATCAGAGGCTGCGATTTCATTCTTCGGCAATAACCAAGTCGAGAATGTGTGGTTTGAAAACATCGGTGTCCCATCAACGTTTTCATGTTTTTGTAGTGAGTTCTTTGGCGGCGCAAAGCCAGCAGAGTTGCGAAACATCATGATCGATGTCGATGCAACAAACTCAACTCTTATTTGCTGCAATCGCCCGCCGCTTTTGGCTGGGACACAGTATGTGCCGTGGGGCTACGCTCAAAATGTCATCCCTATTATCAATAGCTCGCTTGGGGATACAATCTTAGACCATGTGGCCGGCGGGGGATGGGCGCTTAGCGCTCCAACCAGTAATTATTCTGGAGCGATGGACAGAGCGTTAATCGCCACATCAACTGCGAACTATGTCGAAGGTCGGCATATGATGGGGGCGAATAATCAGGTTGTAGGAGGAGGCAGCGCAGGTAATGCAGGTTTAGGCCCGCTATTTGATTTTGCCAATTCGTCGATAGGGGGTGGGTTCACCGCTACTCCTCCATTGGTCAACCCAACTACGCTTGGCCAGCTATCTGGCGGCTACTATGCAATGGGCGGGAGTGCCTACGGCACCGGATTGTGGGATAACTCTACTCACTTCGGACCGTCTTCGCAGTTTTCCGTGAATGCAAGCACTCAGCTCACTGATATAGCCAGCCAGTGGCGTCAGAGAGGCTGGGGGCAGACGCCGATGTGGGGTGTGCGCCCGGCACCGTGGGCATCATCGTGCATTCTGCCGTCGCAGGCGACCACCTTGGGCGGCGCCCTGCCTGCCATCACGCACGTGGGGAACCTGCAGGACTTTCTCGGCGTCAACGCAGGCGGGACCAACTACGCCGTCAATGACACGATCACGCTCGCAGGCGGGACATTTACGACGGCTGCACAGGTCTTCGTGACCGCGATCAGCGGCGGCCTCGGTACTGGCCCAATCACTGCAGTACAGGTTTCGAACAAGGGTGCTTACACGGTTAACCCGACTGCGTTTACTCAAGGGTCTACGACTGGTGCTGGAACAGGCGCCACCTTCAATCTCCCGATTTGGTACACGAATTATACGATCAGCTACCCGCTGCTTTGGGGTGGCCACATCTACAGGGCTTGCGACGTACGAGGCGGCGCGGCTTTCGCCGGTGCGACGCATCAGATCACGTCCAGCAATACAGGTTGGTCCTACTTCCAAGCCCTGACAACTACCAACGTGCCGAACCTACGTTGGACGATGGACGGCGCTTCACCTTTTATCTACATGAACCTGGAGGCTCTCGAACTCATGTTCCCCGGTCTCGTGCTCGGTCTCGTATCGGACGGCACCGGAGGCTGCACCGCAATCGCCCAACAGAATTTCATGGTTCTGGAGACGCATGCATCTGCGGGTTACGTCAAGGTTGTTCGTACCGACACCGATGGTGGCCCTTATGTGCCTTCCCTTGCGGCGTCGAATACCACGTGCACGAACAACACGATCGCCCAGCAGGCTCCAAACCTGACAACCTTCTGAGGACAACAATGAAACGGTTTCTCCTTGCTCTGCTGTTCTGCTTGTATGCTCCTGTGGCGTGGGCCGGCTGTTCGGTCGGTGCGCTGCCCTTCATCCTGCAGAACAACACGATCGCCGATGCCACGCAGGTGATGGCTGATTTTAATCAGATCATCGCAGGAGCGGCGTCGAATTGCGCGGGCGCCGGGACCAATACGGACATCACGAATCTAAACGGGCTGACGCTGCCCAACAACACGATCATGTGCAATGCGTCGGGTGTAGTGGGGCCTCCGCAGTACTGCTCCGGCGGGCAGGTCGCCAACATTCTCGGTTATTGCTTGATCGACGGTGTTACGTTTCCAGCCACGATAGCCGGCATTCAGAACGCGATAAATCAGACGAGCTGCCACGACATTTACATCCCAGCAGGCACCTATGCTGGGTCTACGGCACTTGTGATTGCGAGGTCAAACATACGCTTGCACGGGGCTGGTGGAATTATATCAGCACAAGGAGCCACCAATGCTCAAACAGCTTCGACGATTCTGAGTTTCACTTGTTTTTCTTCGGGGTCCAGTGCGGTCACGGTTGGAGACACGAGCCCGACGCTGCAGTATGGCGGGATCGAGCTTAGCGACTTTGAAATTCTGCTTCCACAATCTTGCAACATGAATGGATTGGAGGTGCGGGCTTCGACACCGGAGTTTCAGCTTGTTAGGCGCGTGCGCATTACTGAGGTGGTGGGCAACACGGTGGGCGTAGCTGTTCTGCTTGACGCTGGCGTCTACAGCTGGACTTTCGAGGATGTCACGGTCGATCATTTTTTCGCTGGTTATAAATTCAGTGCGACCAATCATTTTACGCGCGTGACCGGGGGGCACTGTAGCAACAACTCGATCTGTGCTATGTACCAAAGCAATTCGGCCAGCCAAAACATCGTCTTCGACAAGGTCGATATTGAGGGCAATCTTTCTTACGGGTTCGACATTTTCTCGGCCGCTGGCTGGATCATCCGCGATTGCTTTATCGACAACGGCTTTGCAGCGGGCACGCGCGCAGTTCGTATTGGCGCCGGGACCCAGCTCGTCGAAGGCGTGACGATAACTGGGAACGTTTTCAACAACGGCGCCAATGCGCAGTACGCGATTGAGCTGGCGTCCAACGGCTTTACCGGGCTGCACATTGAGAACAACCACTTCAACAGCTATAGCACGGGGCATGTTCTAAACAACTCTGGTTTGAACGGGTCCCACGGTACCTATCTCGCAAACGACGCTTTTTTTCCCGGTGGGTTTGCTAATGAATTAAGTTCGCCTTCTGGTTTCGACATAATCCACTTCGGGTTCAGTACCAGCCAGGGCAGTCTGTACACTAAGTTGACGCGCCCCGGTATTCGCGGGACTGGCGTGTTGAACACGCAGTTTGGGTCGTTTGCCAATCTTGGCGGTACGCCGGCCGTGGCTGTTACGAACGGCTCGCGTGACACGGTCGGCGAGGTGACGATCACACCGACCGGCACGCCTGCAGCGAACGGCACGTTCGTGTTTACGTTCCAGGACGGGACTTGGGGGCAGATACCGTTTTGCATAGTGGGGAACACGGGCGGGATTAACGGTGTCGTACGTCTTACAACACGTTCCGCCACAACACTTACTGTGCTAATGGAAGGGACCTGGACTTCAGGGGCAGGTTTTGCGATTACATGGAACTGCTGGGCTAGCCAGTAGGAGGAAAAAATGGTTGAAGAACACGTTGATGCACCTACCCCCGCGCCGCCGCCCTATCCTATGGCCCGGCTTAGGGCCGCACTCGACGCCATGAACAAGGCGGTTGGGGCCGACATTCACGATCGCATGCACGCTCAGGCGGCGGCGCTTAATGCGATCGCCGACGCGCTTTTCTACCAAGCGAGGTGGTTAGGCTTCTAAGCCGTGGTGCAAGGAGTTTGAACATGACCGGCAAATTGGGAAGCGGCAAAGGCAGTCTGGCAGTTACCACCAAACTTCATGAAGGTCTGAAAGTGCGCGCAGCCAAATTCCCCGACAAGTCTATGGGTATGAAAGAGGGGCGTTCGGTAAATGCTAACACGACTAGATCAGGAACCGCTTCCACCCCCAAGACACTCGGACCACGAGTCGCCTGACCGGCGGAAGCTTAAATTTAAGTGGGAGCGGTTCTCGTTAATCGAACGGGAACTGATCCCGCTTTTCAAAAAGCACTGGGAGGAGCTGGCGATCGACCAGGATACGGTCGCGCTCGATCCTGACTGGAATTATTACCGCGCCGTCGATGCAACTGGGGTGCTTCAAATCCTGACCGCCCGCGCTTCCAATGGGAAGCTCGCCGGGTACATTTTCAACATCATCGGCACCCACAACCACTACAAGAGCACCCGGTTCGCCAACACCGAGATGTTCTACCTCCACCCATACTTTCGCTATGGCTGGCAACCTGTTAGAATGTTCAAGGAAAATCTCAAAGGGCTGGAGGTGTTCGGCGTCGAGATCGCCATCATTTCCTTCAAGCTGCATTTCATGGGTGGCCGCGTTGGCAAGTTTTTGACCCGTTTGGGCTATGAGCCGACCGACATTGTGATGCGCAAGAGGCTTTAAATGGGCATCATGGCAGGTATCGGGGGCGCGGTAGGAGGGCTCGCTGGCCTGTTTGGTGGTGGTTCCATGCCTCAAGCGCCGCCATCCTTCCAGATGCCCAATATGGGGAGCGCTGCCCAGAACGCATTTACGGGAATCGGCAATCTCACCCCCTTTGCGCAGGGTGCTCAAGGGGCGATCGACCCGGGTCAGCAGACCTTCCAGAACCTCTACAACAATCCGTTCGCCGGCCAGTTCCAGCAAGGGTCCCAAACGGCCATGGGCCTCGGCCAGCAGGGGGCGCTTGGTGCCTACGGCGCCGGTGGCGGCCTGCTGGGTGCTGGCGCGCAGCTGCTGCGGACCGGATTTGACCCGCAGTCGCAGCTTTACAACTACCTGCAGAACCAGAACCTGCAGCAGACGCAAGCTATTGAGACGGGCGCTGGGCTCGCCACTACGCCTTACGGGGCCGGCGTAGAGGCGCTGTCGAACCAGCAGTTCAACATGAACTGGCAGAATCAGCAGCTCCAGCGGCAGCTCGCTGCCCTTCAGGGGGCCGGCGGCGCCTACGGACAAGGAGCTGGACTGCAGGGCGGCGCGGCTGCGCAGTACCAACAAGCTTCGGGACTGCCCTACGGGACCTATGCAGGCATCGGTGCCGGGCAAAATCAGGCAATTTCGTCGATGTTGGGCAACCTTAGCGGCGGGATCAACATCGCTAACCTGCCGAACCAGGACTACCTCAGCTACGTGCAGACCGGGAATCAGGCACAGGCGAACCAGAACCAGCTCTACGGGGACCAGCTCAAGGCCCAGAACCAGCAGTTCGGGCAGCAGATGGCACTCGGATCGATGCTCGGCGGGTCGCTTTATAATCTCGGGCGCAGCCCGCTTGGACAGTATGGCCTCAGCGGTTCGTCACCGTTTGGATACAATTCTGGCCAGAACAGCCTTTTTGGCTACTCGATGAACCCATCGTTCGGATTTGGCTGATGTTCGCCCCCGGTCTCGCCGCGCTCCCCTCCGGCTATGATCAGTCGGCGATCAATTATTGGCGCCGCGTCAATGCTGAGCAAGATCAGGCGGCTGCTGAGGCGCTGGGTAAATACGGCATGTCAGCGTTGCCGGGTGCCACGATACCGCAGCCAATTTCACAAGGCGGAGGTGTGCAGGCTCCGCAACCAGCTCCGCCGCCCACGCCCGGTTTTGCACCCCCCGGTGGGAACGCAGCCTTGCTTAGCGGAGCGGGGGGACCACCCCCGGGGCAATGGGCGCCGCCGCCGATTCCGTACCGGGACGCGGCCGAACTGCGACCGGGCGGAACACCAACCGAGCCCGATATTCCCAACGTCGTCAACCCGCTTCGTGGACCGCAGGGCCAGCCGCAGAATTTCACGCAAGCGATTCCGCCGGGAGGCTTCGGCGGAGCGCCGTCCGGGGCCCCTCCCGGGATAGGCGCGGCGGGGCCGGCAGGTGTGGCTGCGCCGCCGGTCCCGCAAGGACCTCCTCAGCTTCCTCAAGGTCCGCCGCCTCGTCTGGGATCCATGACATGGGAAGGGCTAGCCGGTCAGATCGCGAAAGCCAATCCTGGTATTTCGCCGGCCGTGCTGGCGCGAGCCGTCAGTATGGCGCAGCCGTGGCTGACCGCGCAGGCCACGCAGGATTGGCGCGCCATCGAGGCGGACATCCAGCGCGAGCGCAACAGGATAATGGAAGAAGGGATTCGGCAGCGTCCTGAAATAGCACAGATAGGGGCTACTTCACGTGAAACAGTTGTCGGGATGCGGCCGGAAGTTCGCGCGTTTCAAGACTATTTGGCCAAAAACCCAGATGCGTCGCCACAGGATCAGGCGAAATTCATTCAGTCTACGAAAGGCAGCGGTGCTAAGAGCGCCACTGCTACGATGGCGCAGAAATGGTGGGACGAGCACCCAGAGGGGACGGTCGAAGATTTCCAGAGATTTATGGAGGAGCCGAAAGATACTCGCCAACGGAGAACTATTGAGTCCCGCGAGGGGATCGCGGCGCGCGGGCTCACCGAGAGGGCGCGCGAGTTCGACACGGCAGAGACGCGGCGGGTTGAGACCGAGACAGCCAGAGCGGAAATTGCTCGGAAGAGGTTGGAAGCCAACAGGCCGACGCCTGAAGACAAGCATGTGCTCGCCGATATGCTGGCACACTATCGCATGGGTCCGGAGAACCTCGGCCGCGGGCAGTACCGTGCAGAGGTCCTAGCCGAAGCTTCGGAAATCGCTCGAAAAGAGGGGTACGTCTACGACCAATCGAATTGGCGCGCGCATCAGGGGACGATTTCAGCCTTTACGTACGGGAAGCAAGGACAGCAGATGCGGTCCATCGCGGCTGTCGATGCGCATCTGGGATCGATGGAGGGGCTGATCCCGCTCCTTCAGAATAACGATGCGAGGAGTCTGAATGCCATAAAGAATTGGATTTCCGCTAACGTTCAGGGCGCCCCAGAGGTTACCAATTTTAATATGGCGCGGCAAATTGTCGCAAACGAATTGGGCAAGGCGTTGGCGCAGTCCGGTGGTGGAGCGCTGGCTGACCGCCTCGCCTACGAGGTCCGTTTCGATGTCAATTCCTCGCCGCCGCAGCTTGGCGGAGCGATCAAGACCGCCCGCAAGCTTATGCGAGGGCAGATCGATTCCTTCCGTGGGGAGTACAATTCCGCCGCTCCGGGCATGATGGATTCCTTTGATAAGCGATTTCCGTGGCTTGGCAACATCGGCGGTGCTGCCAAGAAGGCTCCGGCCGCAAAGCCGGCTGAGAAGCCGGCGACGGAATCGAAATGGGGTCCGGTCATTATCGAGGGGCCGGGCGCGGAGGAGCAATCCAAGGCGGCGCCGACGACACCGGGTGGACGCGCGCCGCCCGCAGGCGGACCGGAGTTTAAAGATCGGTTCGAAGGCGGAGGAGAGGGAGCCAGCCCTTTTGATGAATCGACGCGCCGGGGGCCGGGCCTGGATGCGTTTTATGCGATCGCGGCACGGCACGGGGCCGAAGGCGAGAAAATAAAGTCCACTGCGGTGGACGTGCTCAAACACCCGCAAGAGTACATCCAGCCCGGTCCCGGCGAAGTCGGGATGGCGACGCCTAAGTATCTGGGGCCGTCTCCGACGCTATTGAGAAAGCTGGTCGCTGAAGGAAAAACGCTTGGTCAGATAGGAGAACAATTCGGGGTCAAAGCTGCATCTGTTTGGCGCTGGCTGAAATTACACGAGATTCCTGCCAACCCGTCCGGCAGAAAGCCGATAGACATGGACAGGGCGCAAGCCATGCTGGATGCAGGCAAATCTTACGATGAGATCGGTAAGGCTTTAGGCGTCAATCCCCGCAGTGTTCGCAATTTGTTCCCAAAAGGTCTGTCGAAAAATGCGCCGGATTGGTTCCTCGATGAAATGAAGAAGTGATATGCCCGACTACAGCATCACAGCGCCAGACGGTACCAAGTACACGTTTAAGAACGTGCCCGCCGGTACTCCTGAAGCAGAAATTCAGGCTGAGGCCGAGCGCTTACATGGTGCAGGTGACGCGGGCGAGGACATGCCGGCTACTGGAGCGCCTAAAGAGAGCTGGCTGAAATTCTTCAAGCAGGGGATCGGCGAAGGCTTCATGGGCTTCCTGGAAAGCGGAGCCCAGAGCGAGCCCGGCGCCTCTGGCGCGCGCCCTGAACAGATCGAACACCTGCCGGGTCAGCCCCCCGCCCAAACTCTAGGCGGTCGCATTGCTCAAGGATTTGGCGCGGGACTGGGCAACCCGGCAGGCTACGCGCTCGGTCCGGCAGGTGTTCTCCCGCTGGCCGGGCGTGTAGGCGCATCGATGTTGGGAGGTGCCGGAAGCGAGATCGGCGGCATGCTTACGGGCGACAGTGCCGGCGGCCGGATAATCGGAGGTTTGGTCGGCGGCGCGGCGTTGCCTACTGCCATGAAGGCTGTACCGGGAACGACCCGGCTGCGGGGAGAACCGGGGCCGGCTGTAGGAGGCGGTGCTGTGCCGCCGCCGACTGCCGGCGCGGCTGAACACCAAACGGCACTGGCCGCTTTGCGCCGGGCCGGCATTGAGCCGACAGCCGGTGATGTTCTGCGCTCCCCGATAACGCAGCGCATGGAGAGGATGGGTAATCGGCTGGGGGGCGGAGCTTCTTACGAAATTGCTAAGACGCACGTCGCGGAGCAGTTCACGCGCGCGGTGGGGCGCTCAATCGGTGTTGAGGAACCGTATTTGACTGATACCGTGTGGCAGCGCTTTGCGGCTAGAAATGGAGCGCAATACAAGCGCGCAGCGGATCAGATAAATATTCGCTTCGAAGCCTACAACCACGACGGCAATCGGGGAGTAGGACCTGCAGGTGCCAGAAAATCGCTTGGTGACGCGCTTCAGGAAATTCCGCAGGAAATGGCGCAGTACCATGATCCTGAAGAAGACATTCAGCGGGTATCGGGGCTGATCTATGGCATTCTAGACGGGTTCGTGACCAGAATGCAGCGGGGCAAGCCGGTCGGCCGAATGGACGGCGCCACCTATCAAAATTTGACACGCTATGGAGAATCGCGGCTTGCGCGTGCGATGGAGGACCCGCGGATTTCCTATCAGGCAATGAAGATTCGCACGATCCTTGACGATGCCATGGAGGACACGGCGCAGCAGGCCATACAGAGAGCGCAGGCGGCTTTCCGGCGTCCGCCCGGCGCGCCTGTGCCGCGAGGACAGGCGGGCGCTCCGGCGCGCGAGCGGGCCATCCGGCTGGCCGAAGGGCTTGAAGACCTCAAAGAAGCGCGAAGGCAGTTTTATGCCAGCATCGTTTTAAAGGCAGCTGTGTCGCGCGCAGGGCCGATGTCGGCACGCTATCTGGTAACGCCGGAGGCGCTTGCGGGCCGGCTGCGCAATACGGCAGACGCCAAACTTCAATACGCTATGCCGCGGGCTGGTCAAAATCTGGCGGTTCTCGCCCGCGCCGGCGAGGCCGTGTTGACCTCGCAACAGTCATCCATCCCGGAGCTTGGCGCCATGCACGGAAGTTTCGGCGCAGCTGGCGGGTTGGCCGGAATGGTCGTTGGCCACCCGTACGCAGGCGCTGCTGCGGGCGCCGCCGTGGGTCCGGGACTTGCAGGCCGTCTTGCCAACTCCCGGGCCGCGCAATGGTACCTCAAAAATCAGGCGCTGATCGATGTCCTCAACCAGACTGTTACGGTCCGCGAGGCGGCGGCGCGCGGCGCAGCCGTGTCGCAGCCGAATGCGCGAAGGCGGCGCCCGCTGCAGGTCACTGTGCATCCCGACGAGTCACGCTACGGGGGACCCGATGAATGAGGGTGCTGATCGTTGACCCGCCCGGGCATGGTCTCGACCTTGCCGTTCGTGCTCAGCAAGCAGGGCATGATGTACGTCTTGCCATTCGTGAAGATGAGCGCACCAAACAGATCGGGCGTGGACTTTGTGAGGTCGTTCGTGATCACAAAGCGTGGTTGCGTTGGTCTAATCTTGTAATTTGTACGGACAACTCCCTCTATCTCCACGATCTCGACCGACACCGCAACGAAGGCGGACTCGTCATAGCCCCATCGGTGGAGGCTTCTAAGTGGGAGCTGGATCGGAAGCTCGGCCAAAATATCTTCCGCAAATCGGGAATCAACACTGCCACGAGCAAGGAGTTCCATTCCTACGAAGACGCGATGGCTTTCATCAAAAAAACTATGGGCCGCTTTGTTAGCAAGCCCTGCGACGATGCAAACGCCGACAAGGCTCTTAGTTACTGCTCGTCCGGGCCAGACGATATGCTGTACATGCTTGAGCGCTGGCGGCGCTCCGACAAGCTGAAGGGTTCCTTTATCCTGCAGGAGTTCATACCGGGTATCGAGATGAGTGCTGCCGGCTGGTTCGGTCCGCATGGGTTTAACGACTGCTTTGAGGAAGCGTTTGAGTTTAAGAAGCTAATGGCCGGCGAGTGCGGGCCGGCGACAGGCGAGCAGGGCACAGTGATGCGGTACGTGCGCAACTCCAAGCTGGCCAATAAGGTGCTCCTTCCCCTTGCTCCCCAGCTCAAGAAGCTTGGCTATGTGGGCGATGTAGCAGTAAATTGTATAGTCGATGAGAAAGGTCGCCCGTGGCCCTTGGAGTTCACCATGAGGCTCGGCTGGCCAGCTTTTCAGCTCCAATGCGCACTTTTGCGACCCGGTGAGGACCCGATCCAATGGCTGCACGATCTGGCGGTAGGCAAGGATGCCCAGCCGTTTTCGCTCGACCTTGTGGCGATCGGGGTCGTGCTTTCCGTGCCGGACTATCCCTACTCGCGGATGACGCGGAAAGAGGTGACGGGCATTCCGATGTTCGGAATCACCCCTGGTCTGTTGAGTCATTTGCATCCCTGCGAGATGATGATGATCGACTGTCACAATCAGGTGGGCGACCAGCTGGTGAAGATGCCGACGCTGGCGACGGCGGGCGACTACGTGGCGGTGATGACGGCAACAGCCGCGACAGTGCAGGATGCTCGGACCAAAGTTTACCGCAGGCTGGACAGGGTGAAGAAAAGGATGCCAGGGTCACCGATGTACAGAACGGACATAGGGGGGAGGCTGTCCAGCCAATTACCGGTCCTGCACAAGATGGGGTATGCACGCGGTTTGACATACTCACCCCCGCCGAACAGTTAAATGTTCTTACCAAGCTTGCGCTTCAGGACTTCCACGAGATTCTTTCGGTTCCGCTCGTCGCGCGACCGCAAATCGAGTGGCCAATGTGGCTGCGCGCCAAGCTGCGGGCCGGCGGATACGTGATCGCGGCCAAGCTCCGGGTTGATGAGGCGGCGTTGCGCAAGCGCGAGATGGACGCGCTGCCGAAGCTTATTGAACAAATTGCCCAGGCGAAACTCGCTGATCCAGCATTGAACCTTGAGCCGGATATATGACACTTGGCTCCTCCTCGCGCTCTAGCTTGCTTCTGTCGAATATGACGCAGCGCACCTGACCGGATGCGTATTCGGTTCCAGCGCCAAGTGTCATCAGCTTGTTCATACTGACGATGACGCCGATTTTCTGCAGGTACTCGATTGTTTCTTTGAGCGGACAACCGCCCTTGACGAGGAATAGCCGGAACTCTTTGGCAGGGGCGTAGGCGCGGCGCGTAGCAAGCTCGTTGCGCACGATCAGCTCTTGGGGGCGGGACAGCGCTGTCTGTATCGCGCCCGATTTAAAGGCGTCCTGGACGGTCAAAGTGTTGCGCACGTTCGCGGTCAGGAACTTGTTGACAGCGTTGGAACTCATGTCGCCGACCTGCAGATCGATCGGGTCTGATGTCGGCTTGATCTGACGGATGATGAACTTGACCATTTCCTCCAGGTCGAGTGCCGGCGGCAATAGGTTGAGTTCTTTCATGATCTTGCCGAACACGTAGGCGCAAGCCAGATTGTTGATGCGGAACCGCTGCGCAGTAGCCACCTTGGCGGTCCGCCAAAGGTTCTCGGCGACCCGGTAGAGTTCGAGCTTGAGCACCTCTATCCGGCCCGGCTGCATGATGTGCTTGAGGATTGCGATCGCGACGTGCCCGGCGTTCTTGTTCAGCTCCATCTTCAGGCGATCGCCTTCCGACGGGTTGTCGAACTCGCGGACCTCGAAAGGCACCTCCAGGATGCGCATGCCGGCCGCCTGACCGTCGATAGGCGCGCAGTGCGCCTCGATGTTGTCGAGCATTGACAGATTGCCGGCCAGGATAGTGGTCCGGCAGTGGCGCAACAGCTGCTGCTGCAAGCCTTTCCCGCCTGCTTGGGCGCGGTGTTTGTCGCTACCCTGCATCAGCATGTCGATGATGGCGCGCAGCCGCTGCATGCCGAACTGCGGGTCGTTGGTGAGGATGCGGTGGAACTCGTCACTAAACAGCGGAGGGCCGATGCCTAGTTCCGAAGCCGTGAGGCCGATCGATGATACGGTGTCGTAAAAATTGAACCGCATCGACTCCCATGTCCCCCAGATCGTCGCCGCCGAGACCATGGTCGTACTTTTGACGCTTCCGCTTCGACCTACGGCGTAGACGATGGGGCCGCCCTCGACATCGTTGAAGAAGGGCGTTCCAATTGAACCGGCAGACGAGCAGATGGCGTACCAAGAAGGATAGTCATCCGGTTGATGCAAGCGGTTGGTGATGGACACCCAGCCTGCCGCAGAACCTCCAGGCATGGCCATGAATCCATTTTTGACCCTAATCGCGAGAGAGTCTGAAAGGACAGCTTGGGCATATGTGCCATCGCTTCTGAGCAGCATGCCGCCCGGTCCGAGAAAGCTCCAATCGGGTTTCCACCCAGCTTGATCGTATCGCACCATAGCGGCTTGCCCTTGGTCGTGTTCGTAATCAAAGATTTGATCCTTGATATAGCTGCGGAAGAACTCTGAATTTCGAACCGTGATGCCGCGGCTGGCCAGCTCGGTTAGACCTTGCGTGCCGTCGTAGACGGCGCGGTCTATGTTGAACTCTTGCCAGCCTTCCGCTTTTTTGAGAAACCCAAAAGTGAGGCTCGCGCGCCGAGAGCTTTCGTTCTCGTGAACGCTTTTGATGTAGATGAGCTGGTCGCATACGATCGTGTCATCCGGCTTGCCGGCTTTGTTTTCTTTACGCCAGACGAGGCGATCTTTTTCATCCGCCGTCCACGAGGTGCCTTCGAGGTATCGGAAGCCATTGAGTTTTCCGGTGTCAGGGGCGGCAGCACTACGTGCATGCGGCTCATTTTGCGTTTCCCCCACGGTCGCATCGAGGGCAAAGTCATGTCGCCCGAGTTGGATGGGTCCTGCAATGCAGCCTTTGTAAACGCAACCTCGGCACCCTTCTGGGTTGACAGACTCAAAATGTTCGCAGCTTGTGGGTCCTGCGGTCCATCGGTCAAGCTTCCCTTGCCCGCGGTCTCGCCATTCGGCATCGAGGTGGTCGAGATACCACTTTCCTTCGTCGCCGCAATTTTTGCATACTCCTGCAATGCTATGGTGCAGAGGCTCTGGGCAGTCTCTATATCCTGCAATAAAAGCAGCAAATTGTTGGCAGCGTTGTCCGATAAGGTCTGGATCGCTCGGCTCGTTCCATAGCTCACCGAGAACTGCTCTCGCAACCGGGCCAGCCGGTTCTTGAGCATATTTAGCTCTGTGGGAAACGACATTACTTAAGCTCCTGAACTGCTCGAATTGGGCGAGGCTGACGTGTCCGTCGCCGTCGGCCTGGACAATATTTCCAGTCTTGGTGTGATGGAATCCGGGCGGGCGAAGGACCGCACAAGGGTTACCTGTAGGTGCCGGGTCAACATGAACACCGAAACTGAGTAATGCGGCCTTGAGACCAAGTGCCAGGGGTAACCAATCGGCCATTGGAATAGCCACGTCGAACCACCAGTGGAACTGTACACCGCCGCCGCTGCTAACCCAGAGCGGGTACGGAAGCTTGTAAGCATCCGCAAAACGAACCAGAGCCAGCGCGGCATCTTCACGATGGTCATAGTGGGCTTTCGGGTGGCTGGTTTTCGCATCCACATCGCCGGAAAAATCCCGTAACAATGGCTTGTTATTCTTGCCCTTGCGCTGCCATTCTCTGATCTTTTCGTCGTAGTAACGGGCGACCTCGAAGGCACCGCAAGCGTAGTAGCAGTCATAGCCGGACCGGTCCCAATAAGTGAGGAACCGGATCAGCTTATCGAGCGTTCTAAAGCTGTCGATTTTCTTGTACAGCTCTCCGGGATCGTCGGGGTTTTTCTTGGTCGCGAATCCTACGTACCAGCCCACCCCTTCTTGGGGCAGCACGTTCTCGAAGAACTGCCGCGCGTCCATAGTTTCCGTTCCCCAGCGCTTTGATGTATTCGACGCGGTCGCGTTTACTTAGGCCGGCGGGCACGGGATAAGCCGCCTTCCGCGACTTGATTTCTAGTTCAAGGAAGGCGAGCGAGGTGCGCGCCTCCTCCTCCCGTGGGCCTGTAGGAATGCGATCGCGCTGAACCCATTCTGATACGGTTGCGTGGTGCCGGTCAAACAAAAGCGCCACGTCCGCAACAGTCAGGGATCCTTGCTGCATCGCATTCTTAAGGCGTGCCGTGAACGACATCTTCACCTCTTGGTAGGTAGGTTGAGGGCGACGTTTAGCGCCCCCTCCATGCTGGTCGGGGGCGGCGCCGCCTCAGTCAGGCCAAACTGCCCATTGCCGGCGGGTGCTGGCGTGGGCGGCGTTCGCGGGCGATGCAGAAACCCCGGAATAGCTTGCTCTGTCGCCGCGGCGGCCTGCTGAAACGGCGCAACGTTTGTTGCTTTTTGCGGTTCCGGCAGCGCCTGTTGTGGCGCCCCAACCGGCTTACGTGGGCGCCCACGTTGGCGGGCCGGCTGGGGTTCTGCTCCGGCTGGGGGCGCCGTGGCCGGAGAAGCGAAAGCCTGTGTAGGCGCCTGCGCAATGGCTCCAGGCTGCGGTGTGTAAGGTGCCGGTGCCGTTACTGCAGCAGGGCCGTTCCGCGGGCCTTGGATGGCAACCGGCTGCATGCCCGGGCCTACGAACCCGGCGGGCGGCGTCCACGGGCGATCCTCGAGCCCCAGCAGCGCGGTCAGCTCGTTGTTCTCCCAGATGTCATCGATCAAGTCGCCAACACTGTCGCCGCCGTCTTCGGCGTTGGTCAGGCGCCCTTGTGGGTCACGCGCGACCTCAAGCGCCTCGTTGGCGCCCGTGGCAACCGATGACAACCAGCAGTGCGCCTCGAAAGAGAGCACGCCCGTCGAACCCGGCACGAATGAGATTTCAGTAACGAAATCAGCGATGTCAGCTTTGCGGGTCAACCCCGGTGGGGAGTGCCCGGCGGTCAGACCCGCGTAAGTCGCAAGGTTTTTGAGCGAGGCCGGCGGCACATCCAGCTCGTATGGCCGCCGGGTAGTGTCACCGAGAACCAGTATTGCGACCTTTTTCTTCTCACTACACGCCTTGGTCTTCTTGTTAGTCAACTGCGAGTAGTCCGAGCCCCATTTGGAGAAATGGCATTCCGCACAGGTGCGCGATTGCGGCGACGAAGCGTCGGCAGACGGCGCCACGCCGTTGTCCGAGAAGCAATCGGGTGGCCCCGGGTTGTCGGGATCGTACGGCTGATCGTAAAAAATGCGGCTCTTTTTCGGGTTCGACCCGACGATAATCGCCAGCATAACCACGCGCTGTCCTTGCGGGGTCTGCTTAAGAATGATCGGTGCCGCGTACTTGGTACCGGCGTCGATCAGATGGAACTGTCCACCCTTGATAGAAATGCGCGGGTGCATTCCCGGACCGAGATCGGATGTCAAGTCCGCAGAAACTCCGCGCCGCTCGCGGTCCCAAAAGCCCATTTTAGTCATCCTTTCCGTGTTTCAGACGTTCTACGCTGTACCAAGCGATAGCTAAGCACAACATGCCCCAGCCAATTCCCCAAAGATTGACGTTGATTGTCATGATTTGCGGAATTGAATTTCTGTGAACCCTTCAACGGACACCCCGGGCGGAAGTTGTCCTTCGAATTTCTCCATGTACTCCTCGACAGCCTCCTTGGCGATGTGCGCGGTGAGGAATTGCCAAGCCTGCTTTTCGCGGACGAACTGCAAGAACGCTTCTTTGTCGTTGCAGGTGATGCGGTTCTTGGTGACCGGGAAGGCAGTGCCGAACTCGGTGGACAGCGCGGTCTGCCCGGTCATCTTCATGATCGACGCGGCGGCACCTTCAAGCACCTCCATCGCGTCCTCGTAGACTTTCATGCGGGCCCTGAAATCTTTCTGCTCGGCCTGCAGAAAATCGCGAAGCTCGATATATTTCTTGACGATGCTGCCGGCGTCGTGCCCGGCAATCGTCATGGGGTTGGGGCCACTTTCGACATGATCAGCTTGCATTTTGGACACCAGATAGGTTTGTTTTCCAGAGCACCGGGGATCACCCAACCGGCTCGCACCTGTTCAGCACAGAAATCGAACGGGTTTGCGGCTAGGCTTGCTACGCTGGTGCCGCAGACCGAGCACGTCACGGAGTAGGGGAACATTTCGTCCTCCAGGGCTATCAGGACGGCTTCACGATTGAAACCGTCGCGATAACGTTGGATGATCGGTTTCACCATGGCGGCTCTGCTTTACCATCGTGTTTGCAATGCCATATCTCTGTGACATTGCCGTCGTGGGTGTACGCTTCAACCCAGTCGTGACACGGGCCGCCGACTTCACCAGCCTTGTCGGTATCGTTGGTAATTCCAGTAGGGGTCTTTTTGCCAACGTGGGCCAAAGTATCCACGACTATAATCACGTTCATAATGGCCGCCATAATTCCCAGTATAACCAGGACGGCCCGGAGGGTAGTACCTCTGTGAAAACCCATGATAGCTCCCCGTGTACCAGTTGTGAGGGCGGCCGTAAAAATAGTCTTGCGCCTCCGACGCGAACGTCATCACCAGAACCGCCGCAAGCGCGATCGTAAAGATTTTCAGCTCTTTCATATCCACTCCTCCTTTGCCATCTTCAAAAGAACACCTTGCATGTCCTCGTTGTTCGCAAGGCGCCGGTAGACCTCGCGTTCTATCTTGGACCCACAGACATTAACCACGGTACAATTTCGGGTCTGTTCGGGCCTGTAAATTCTACGGTTGCCCTGCAGATAAAGCCGGGTCTTGTCGATCGGCGCCCACCACGCAACTGTCGCGGCTGCCGCAAGATTTTGGCCTTCTGCGATCGTCTCCGGGTGCGCGATAAGAACACGGGGATCTCGCTCTTTCTGAAAGCGCCGTATGATTTCAGCACGTTCAGGATTAGGTGTCGCGCCATAGATACGCTCGCGAGAGTACTCTGTCAAGGATTCCGTGAGCATATCCACGACGCTCGTAAATGGCGCGAACACAATCACCTTGCCGGCGGACTCGTCTATCAGCTCGCGCAGGGCCGCTAAGCGAGGCCCACAGTCAATCCGGTGCGCGACATGATCGTTGTCATAAACCGCACCGGCGGCGATTTGGAGGAGCTTGGTGCGCACTGCCGCCTCGTTGACGCCGGTCACGACACCTTTTTTCAGTTCCAATATGAACTGGTGACGCATGTCTTTCATCATGCGCGCCTGATCGGCAGAAAGATCGGCCAAGAGGTCAATATAGACCAGCTCGGGCATGTCCGTGCACTCCTCCAGGGAGAACCGGATCGCTGGCTGCATCAACCGCATTGCCTCCTCGTTGGCGCCGCGCTTGGGCACCCACTTAAACCGCGAGCCGGGCACTGGCTGCATAATGCGCGACTTGAAAGACGTGAAGCTCTCGCCTTTGGCGTTGTTCAACAGCTTGGCAATCCCGTAGGCGTCCAGTGGACCGTTCGGGGTAGGGGTGCCGGTCATCGCCCACACAAGCTCACGCTTTGATGAAATAAGGCGCGCGGCAACTGAGCGAACCGTGTTGTTAGCGCGGTATGCTCCGGCTTCATCGAAAATGATAAGGCGTAGCTCTGGATGCTCATTAATCGCAGCCGACAGCCCTCCAAGCTCGATCCGTCGAGTCTTTTTATTTCGACGGGCACCAAGCTTGAGACCATCGTGGTTAATGAGGTAGAAATCAGCAGGTTCTTGGAGCGCCAGGAGACGCTTTTCGGGAGTGCCATGAAGAATCACTGCCTTTCGGCGTCCCAGGAAGTTTGCAAAAATAGCATCTGCCCACACCGTCTGCAGAGTGGATAGAGGCGCAACGACGACAGCTCGTAGCCGCCTGCCATGTCGTTCTTCATCCGCCATGAGAGCGTCTGCCGCCCACAGCGCCGACAAAGTTTTCCCCGTACCCATGTCCGACAGAACAAAAGCTCGGGGATTGACGGAGAGAAAATTTGCCGTCTCAGTTTGGGCATGAAAAGGCTGCTTGATGTGTGGACCGCGCGGGTAATCGTAGTCCTTGAGCGGCCGGATCACCGGGAGATTAAAGACCCTTGCAATCTGTAGGTTCTGGAACGTGATCGGCATGGCTACCAAGTGGCCATTCACGCGCACTGCTCCAACCGCATAATCAAGAAGCCGCGGGTCAGGGTTCTCGTAAATCAAGACGTTACGGGTCTGATCGTGCCACATTACGCGGGTCCATCTCTACGCTTGTCCACCTCGTCCTGAACATCGTCCAGAAGGAAATAGAGCGCTACAGCCATTGTGAAAAAGCACCCGGCTGCGAAGCCTAGGAAAAAGCTAGCTACCTCTCCCACGTGCTTCCTCCTTACTAATCTGTGTCTGCAGTAGGTCGCCCGTCGTGGGGTTTAGACTCCAAGTAAGCCCGTAAGGCGTAAAGGCTGTCGGGTTCGTCGTCGATGACGAAAGTGAGTCCTCCGGCTTTCCTGATTTCGTCGAGGATGGCCAGCTGAATTTTTCGGGGCTTGGCTCCGCGTCGCTTAGCCTCAATGGCAAGGAAATTTCCCTCGTAGCATACAAGGAAATCCACGGTTCGCTTTCCATAGCCAGCTTGAACGGGCATGAAATAATAAAGGCTAGGTTTGTAGCCATCGAGGATTTTCCTAATCGCTTTTTTCGTCAGCCCCTCGGGTGTCATCGTGCTTCGTACTCCGGTGCAGGCCCAATTGTTTTTCGCTTGAAGATGTACTGAACATACGGGTTTGGAAGGCCGTGAATAGGCGGATCAGGCAGGACAAAAATCAGCTCCCATCCCTGCGCACCGGCATCGGTCAGCCATTTTTCTAGCCGGCTGTAGCGCAGGTCGCAGAGGACCACGAAATATTCCCAGCAGACCCGGTTATCGTCCATCAGTTCGCCTTCCCCTGCGGAAGCGTCATCGGAACACCCCATTGAGGTTGCGTCGCAGTATCAATACTCAGCACGACGATGTGGTGGATAGCCGGAAATGTGACTACGAAATCATTTCCCCACAGGGCGCCGTCGTTGCGCGCCGCCAAGAACAGTTCCGCGGGCGTGCGATCGTCCGGGACCTGCATCATCAGGATTCGGTTAGCGTCGGGATTGAGAGCGATGCGGGCGAGTTTCATCTAGGTAAATCCCTCTTGAACGAACATTGAGCCTTGCTACACGGACACCACGGACAAAGCGGGTTCTCGTCCGGCGGCCAGTCATTTGAATTGATCCTGTACTCGATGCTGTGAGCCCAGTTGCAGACCATATTCCAGGTCTTCGGTTCTAGCCCGGTCAGATTGTACATCTTGCCGACGCGGTTCTGCCGAAGCCAATAATAGAAGGCGACTGTGCCTTCGGTTTCCGGGTAGTGGATTTTCCACAACAGGGCCTGGATCTTCAGTTCCAGCGGGTCTTCCCACGGTTTGCCGGTTTTCCAATCGACCAGGACAACACCCGGTACATCCGGGTGACGGCTCGCAACGTCGATGCGTGTACGCAAGCGACAAGCGTCATCGAAAAAACTACAAGGACGACCATTACTGTCGCATCCCAAGGCCAGCTCGACATCGACCTTCTTGTCCCCCTTGGTGAGTGGAATTACCGCGTCTTCGTAAGCCTCGTATTCCTGCGGCAGCGGCTCCCGCAATTTGATGCGCCGCTTGAGCGCGTCGTGTGCATCGATGCCGGATGTCTGCGCGTAGCTTTTCTTTTCGGCTGCGTCCTTGGCCAAGTACTTGTGATAGAACTGCTTCGGGCAACGAACGTAGTCGTTGAGCGGGTTAAACGCCAAGACAACCGGCAGCTTAGGCAATGTCTGCGTCATGCCAATGCATCCAATAGTTCTGCTTCCGCCTTGATCGGGCAGGCTGGCATCCACGCGACAGGTTTTTCTACCTCTAACCGGATCGCTTCCAGCTCGTTCATAGCATTCGGCGTGTTCGGTATCAATACGATAATGTCGTCGTGTACCGTCAACGGGATGCGATAACCCATTTGTGACACGCGCACCATCGCTTGACTGATCACGATACGCGCTAGCCATTGGATGACGTTCTCAATCAGTCGGGCGCCGTAGGTCTTTCGCCATCCTTGCCGGACTTGGTGCCGCCAGATTTCTTCGCCAGTGTCCAGACGCACGCGCTCCAAGCTAGAATAGTCAAGCCAAAGGCGATCGCCGTTAGAACCGGGGCCGAAAATTCTATGGTCATGGATGGTCATGCACCTTATGTTGCCTTGTCCGGGCGGCGCCCATTCGAACTCGTAGCCGTTTGCTAGAGACCAGAGAAGCTGGTTAGCTCGCTCCCAGAGGGCGACGACGTACTCATGTCTTGCTCGATAGAGATCACGCGCTTCAACCCCTTGCTCGTCTGTGAGATATACAGGCGGACCGTAAGCTCCCGAACGGGCTGTTCGAACGATCGTAAGTCCGCCTGCACCATACCCGCAGCTAAGTTCAAGCTGTTTTCCAGTACCCCTTTCAGCAGGGTCAGATTTTGTGATTGGCCGTCCATAGAAAGCAGAGGCCAGCTCGCTGTAAAGGTCCACTCCGGTCCTGAATTTTTCGACGACATCCCATTGCCCCGCTAATGTGTTGAGCATGCGGCACTCGATCTGTGCCAAGTCCACTTTGCCGATCTTGAATTGCGTCATCTGCCTAGCACCACGAGATAAACACGAGCCTTGCGGCCCGAACGTGTTAACCTTCGCCGACCGGAATCGAAAATCCAACCGTCAAGAACCAGTTCTCGCAACCGCGCACTAACGGTTTGATGTCTCCCGTGTAGAATTTCCAATTCGTCGCAAGTTTGGCCCCAATTGCCAGATTTCTTGACGCTTACATAAATCCGCGCGCGAATGCGCGGTGCTGAATCCTCCATACTAGAGGCTGCGTTTTCACTCGTGTCACTACCCCTTACAAATCCCGGAATATCTGGATAAGTGTTCATGGCGCCTTGATCGCGCGTCGAAGCGCGCCCTTCTGCGGCCGATACGGGTCCGGTCTCGGCAGGTTCTGAAAGTTCGTCTTGTCGCCACCTCCCCAGCGCCGCGTGTGAGCCGCAGCGTAGGCCAGATAGACGCAGAGCGGGCCGCGGGTGGCCATCCACCCATAGCGCTCGATGCGCGTTCTGTAGATGGAACTCTGAGCTTTGAGACGGGCTTCGGCAAGCAGCGCGATGTCCTCGTCCTGCTCGTAAAGTAGGTCTTGCATGAAATAGTCCGACTTGGCAAAAGCGTATTTCTCGTTCCCTTTGGGAGTGGTCTTCTGCTCGGGCTCGACACCCAGCTGTTCGAGACACCACGCAAAACAAGCGTCCTTACGAAGCTCGGCCGGGCCGATGACAACTGGAACGCGGTAAATTTCATTGAGACGCGTGAACAGCTCATGGGTTGCTTTATTCTCGTCCAACCACGCGGCGCCAAGCGCATCGACATCTCCGATCAGAATTGGGTCGACGAACATTTTCACCGTAAGATCAATCACTTGCAGTTCGGAGACCGGGAAAGGATAGGGAATCTTCTCGTGCTTGCCGGACATCATCAGATCGGCGATCTGTTTCGTCAAAACACAGTCATGGCAGGCGCCCGAAGCCACAGCTTGTTGCGTTGCGGGATCCAGCTCGTCCCAGTGCCGGCCTTTGAAAGCGTCGTAGGGAACGGTTTTGGGCGCGAGGCCCAGCCGCTCAGAAAGGTCACCAAGTCCTTTCTTAACGCTGGAATCAAACAGAACTCGCGCCATCGAGAGAGTGTCCAGCCAGAACTTTGGACGGAAATCGAAATGGTGGCTAAGAATAAGTCCGTCGAAATGTGCGTGGTGCGCCAGCATGGCGATGTTGTCGCCCATTGCGGTCAGCCAGTAGCGCAAGTCTTTGGGGCTAAACCACTCGACGCGGCCATTTTCGCAGATCGCGGCGCCGAGCGCGTCGAAACGCGGGTCGCGAACATATTCCTCCGTTGTCATCTTGGACAACGTGTATTCACTGTCGAAATAAGTCTCAAAGTCAATCGTGACTACATGCACCGAAGCACCTCTCAATGCGTTGCTCATTTGTGCTGGCGCCGCAGATGTCGCAACGGCGAGGCGACGGACCATAGCGGCCAGTGCCTCCACCACGCGGCAGCGGCGACAGGCGGTTGATAATCGCCAGTGCCGCCAGCGCGATGATTTCAGTCAAGCTCGGGATGCCCATAGCGTTTCTGCAGCAAGTAGGCCGCTCCCAAGGCAAGCCCGACAAGACTGCACAAGAACAGGGCATTTGCCCACATCGTAAAAAAGATTATAACGAGGATAGGGATTTCTATCATCATTTGTAGCACTCCCAGTCCACCCCTGCCTTGCATGCGGCGGAGTACACCACACACTCAGCGGTCGCGAGCGCGTATGCTAGAATCAGCACCGCGCTCGCATATGTAATGAACATCTTGAACCTAGTCAAGGTCACTGTACTCCGATTTCAACAAGCTCTTTGTAGAACCGTTCGGCATCTTGTTTAGCTGACTCCAGATTGGTATAGGGGTATTTTTCGCGGTCTCCTATGTAGACATGAAAATCGCCATTGCCCTTTGGTTCGTAGACAATTGTGATGTTAGTCCCCTCAAGAACGAGAGTACCGGGTTTTAACACGCGCCATTTCATTTCCATTGCTCCTGCTCCCAAAACGATCCCAACCAAAAGCAAACCGGCCGAAACCGTTGTCCTGAAAATTTTGAAACGCCTAATCATGAGTCGTCCCTCTCTATGGCGTAGCGCTTCCCGCCGTCGATCACGCGGAGGCGATCGCCGTTGGTGAGCTTGGGAACCCCAAGCTCGATCTCATGAGTGCGAAGCTTACGCTCGACGACATCGCGGGTCCCGCCCCCAAACTGGGGGCGGAAGTATGCCATGGCGTGCGCGAAGCTTACAAAGCGATTCGTACCGTGAATAGTCATGGTCCGCTCCGATCGCGTCACTTAGTCGTCCGAAGGATAAGCGCACTCGATAAGCGCGCCGGTCGCGTCGCAAAACAACTCCTCGTCTTCCCAATTGATTGCCACGTCGGCGACCGTCCAGCCGGTGTCGTACTTGCCGAGATGGTCGGAAACGACGTGCTGCCAATTTGAGCGCAGCGCGTCAAAGGATATAGCCGCGCCGTCGTTCATGATGAAAAACAAGGGGTAGCCTCCTGGCCATGCGTACTGTCCGTTGCGCAGTGCCTTCTTGATTTCCAACAAGGTCATTTGGATTTCTCCACTCCACTTCCGCGATGTCGCGGTTAGAGCCCCGTCGAAACGGGGCTCCGATCGCGTCACACTGTCACCTCGACGTTCGAAGCGGTTGCTTAAGAATGTCCGTCACGTCGTCCATAGAACGATACTGGGCCGTCGCGTTCGACACCTTCCTCAACAAGTCGCCGTCGGTCATGTCGTCCAGCAACTGCACCGCATGCGCCTTCATGAGGGCACCGGAACCGCTGCTGTCCAGAACCGCCGAGCCGAAGCGCTGGGTGACCAGCGAGTTCGGCGTGCCGTCTGAGCCGCGCACCGACCGGTCGTGGTCGGCGTAACGGGTTACGGCGTTGAGCATCGCCCATCCCGTTCGCGGATCCAGTCCCTCCCGGCGAGTGCCGACCTGATATGCCTGCACCATCTGGTCGAACTGGTTCCGCTTGCGTGTCGAGATTTCCTCCGGCTTGTCCTTGGGATCGATGTCCAAGGTCAGCTTGAAGAAACGCGACACGTCCACGTCGGTAAAGTGCACCGCCGCGAGCGCGTCGCCCATGGCTTTGAAACGGTCAAAGCTTTGGACGATCGTCGCCAACTCCTTTCCTACCTCGACTGGGTAGAACTTGGCATTGTGCCGGGTTCGCACCGTCGTAGGAATTTTTTCAGCTAAGGCCGCGTCGAGCGTGTTATTACAGACAACCCGCGTGACACACCCACGGTTTATCGTGGCGCCGCTACCGTCGAAGGTAGTGGACATCAACAACCGCGCCTTGTGGTCTTCTCCGGCCACTTTCTGATCGCCGTTAAAGACGGCCGTGGCCCATATCATCTCGCCGCCGTGGAGACTCCCCGCGACATCGAGCTGGAACCGCGGATCGACAGCCACATACTGTTCGAACCAGTCTAGGACTGCCCTAGGCTGGACTATCTGGTAGCGGTCGGTCACGGCGCCCGGCGAGAGCACGTGGCCGTTGTCGGCACGGCAGATGAAATGCCGCTCCGGCACCCGTATCATATCAAGATTAGGCAGTAGGGTCTGAACGAACGCTGGACATTTGTGGGCCTCCCAGTCGAGGCCCGAATTTTTTGCCCAGTCGTCCACGGTCCAGCCGTCTTGATGCTGGTTGCCAAGACGGTGCCAGATGTCATCCCTAGAACCGCGGAATGCCATAGAGGAACGGCCGTCTGCCATCGTACCAATATTGTGCGACATAGGATTTATCCTTTTCCTAATTGCAGCGACATCGCTGCGATATGCGCGTCACGCATGACGCGCACGTCGCAGAGGTTGTAACTTGGCAACTTGGCCGCCAAGTTTAGGCTGCGGTCGCTTCGGACACCTCTATCGGGGTGTCCACTCCCTCTTTTAGGTCGATGTCCACCTCGACGTAAGCTGGTGGATTTGCTTCGAAATTCACTTTGAAGATACGGCAGCAGTAACCGCCGATGTTATCGGTAAGACGATCCTTGGCTTCTTCGTCGGTAAGGCCTACCTCGTAGTCTCCGTCTTCGTTCATGGCTAGGTATAGCTCGCCCTTAGTCTTAGACGTAGACATAGGTTACTCCCTGAGTTTGCAGCACCATGCTGCGGAGTGTGCACCGGCTTAGGCCCACAGAAGGCGCCTAGGCGCCCGCAGAAGCCTCGTGAGAGGCTTTTCAAGGATCCAAGCTATCCGGCCTAGGGCCGCAGTGCACACACCCCAGCAAGGCGCGCTGGGCACCTCACGGCGCCCGCTTGTAAGCTTCGGCGCCTTCCGACACCGCCCTCCGCTCTAAACCTTTCCCGTTCGTACGTTAGGGGCTTAGAGTGCAACCGTAAGTCATTGGTCTAATCACCTCCTTTCGTCTAGGTTTTTATTATTCTTTGTGTGGCACGGCGATTGTGTGATTGTTTCTAGGTCCTTTTGTGATTTGATTGAGGCAACTTTGATTTAATCTTGGCTATTTCGTGTCAATAGGTATCTGGTTGCCAGCACTAATCCTACTAATCTTCAAGTGTCAGTCAAATGATTTGTGGTTAAGTGTTTGAAAAGGCAAGAGAAAATCGCAGTAATCCTACTAATCTTTACCATGGGAGAGACTATAGTCCTAACCCAAGTTCTTGTTTTGTTCCGTGATTAAATAAAGGCAAATTCTTTTTTAAAACACAATTCTTCTTCAAGGGCTTTCTTCTTTTTTTTTATGTTTAAAGAGATTAGTAAGTAAAAAGGCCAATTTTGTCTAACGATTTCAGCGGATCGAGTACTAATCAGCCAGTAATCACCGTTGCTAGTTGGTGTCCACCAGTGTTTACTCCCGTCATTTGCGGTTGTGGTGGCCGCGAGCGCCGCTGCTAGAGCCGCTAGGAAGGCTCGTGGTGCGGGTTTCTTCGCCCCGTGTTCTGGTCGCTAATTTTAAAAATAACGCACTACGGGCCGGTTGTGCCCGTCGGAATAAAACCCTAGATTTTAACTTGGGTACTCGCCGCGGGTCGCCGGGCGCCCGGATTTAAATTCCTTCTCGCCATAAATTTGGCCCAAAAAATTTTTCTGAGATATTTCTTTGTAGGTTAACATCGGCTACCATTTTACCCGCAGCTTTTTTCTTGACGTACACAGTATCTAGTGCTATGTGCATGCCTTTACGAAAGGAGCCTTTTATGCTAATTGTTTTGACTGCCGCAGAGCAAGACCAGATGCGGAAACACCGGTCCGATCAGCATCGCCTGTACTACAGACCAATCAAGAGTTGTGTGGTTTGCGGCCGAGAGATGCCGAATACGCATGGCTCGTTCGCGGCTGGGAAGGATGGACGCCTCCGCTCGACCTGCCTGGACTGCGCCGCCAAGGTTCGGCAGGTGCGTAAAGTAAACCGCCCGGAAAAGGAGTGCAGGTGTTGTGGAGAAAAGGCCCGACTGTACCGGGACCGCGGGGCGCCGAAGATCGATGATGACCTCGTAATGCTATGCCGCAAGTGTCTGCTGACGACTAATTTCATGGTTACTGCAGACGATGCGACCGTAGCCAATTGGCTTGACTATAGAAGGTGGAGACAAGGAGTTCTAAAATAAAAGAAGCCCCTAGGATGTGGGTTCCTAGGGGCTAGGGGTGTGTCGAAATAAACGCTGGGGGTCCTACGATGCCTTATTTAGGAGAAATCCGGCGGGACTGCAAGCCCCAGCTTCGCAGCCATTTCCGGGTCCTCCTTCCACAGCTCGACCGGATCGACCGGGGCGCCCCCCTTCGGCAGGCTGTCCCCTTGTGCTCCTCCCATGCCCAGAACGACCGGTTCGTAGATCGTAATCGGTTCGATCAGAGGCCCATCCGCCGGCGCGGCGCCGATCTCGGGTGGGAGGGGAGTGTCCAGCGGGGCGACTGGCAGGTCCACCTCCGTCATAAGGAAAGCCCCGTTCCGCTGGAATTTGAAGGTGGCCACCCGAGCCCGGTCGGATGTCCACAGCCGGAGCAAGACCGTTTCATCGTTGCCCGGCGCCTCGTTTCCATTCTGCACCTCGTCCGTATGGATCGAGCTGAACTCGAGCCGTAGCTTGGTTGCCGGGTCCTCGACCGTCTGTTCTAAGATGTTCCACATGCGCATCGGCACGTTCCTTTCTACGATCAAAACAGGATAAATGCCCATGACCATCCACAATATCACGTTAAGCTCTACCGCTTTAGCCGGCGCCACTTATGACACCGAGATGGAGGAGCTGACAATTACTTTTGTCTCCGGCGGCAGTTACACGTACAATGACGTACCGGAGGATATTTTCGAAGGCTTGAAAAACGCCGGTAGCCCTGGGAGGTACTGGCATGCCTTTATAAAGGATCAGTACTGATGACTTTGTATGTGTGGACGCACCTGTGACTCCCGACCAAGCCTTTGCCCATCGGGATGTTCTCCTCCGCGAGTTCCACGCCAATAGACGCCTCGCCCATGAGGTGATTTTTAAGCACCGGCATCCGATCCGCACGCCCGGGTTTCACCACATAATCCAGGACGCTTTCCACGGACCGCTGCCGCAGGTGGTCATCGAGGGGTTCCGGGACGCCGCCAAGAGCACGGTCGCTGAGGAGGCGTTCGTACTTGGCTCGCTCTTTGAGGAATTTCGCTTCGGCGTCGTGCTCGGCGCAAGCCTTCCGCGGGCGAAGGAACGTCTCGCCGCAATCAAAAACGAGTACGTAGTCAACGACGCGATTATTCAGCTTTTTGGTCATATGCAGGGTGACACCTGGGGTGAGCAGAAGATCGTTCTGGCCAACAAGGTTTGCATCATGGCAGTCGGCGCCGGGCAGTCAATGCGCGGCATGCGGTACCTCGACGACCGGCCGGATTTTGTTTTGATCGACGACCTTGAGGATGAGGAGAGTGTCCGTTCGCCCGAGGCGCGCGACGGCATGATGCAGTGGCTTTACCGGACGTTCCTGCCCGCCTTGAAGAAGGGCGCCGCCGGGACGGTGGCCTACCGGGTGCGGTTCATGGGCAACCGGCTGGACGCCGACGCCGTGATCGTGCGCATTTCCAAGGACAACGCTTGGTACCACCTTCAGTTTCCGATCATGGCCCAGCACCTCGACGGGGTGGAGCGGCTGGACCTGCCCGACGGCAAGTGGATGGCGCTCTGGCCGGAGAAATTCTCTCTGGACGAGATCGCGGCGAAACGGCAAGAATACGCGCGGTTGGGGCTGCTCCACGCCTTTAATTGCGAGTACATGTGCGAAGCCGAGGATCCAGCGACGCGGCTGTTCAAGGCGGGCGACGCCAAGACGATCGCGCGCGTGCGGACCTGGGAAGCCGTTTTTGCCGCATACGACCCTGCCCGCACTGTGAATGCGTCGTCGGCGATGACTGGCGTGGCGGTGTTTTCGTGGATCGGATCGAGGCTTGTCGTCTGGAGGGGGGATGCGCGATTATGGCTTCCAGACGACATTATCAACGACATCCTCCAGACCGACGAGCGGTGGAGCCCGGTGGAGATCGGCGTAGAGGCGACCGGCCTTGAGGAGTTCATCAGACAACCCTTGCGGCACCGGGCGCTCCAGCGACATCAGCTGCTTCCTATGCGCGACCTTATCCCGCCTAAAGGGAAAGACACTTTTATCCGAGGACTTCAGCCGTTGTTTAAAAGCGGCGAGGTTGAGTTCGTGGAGGTGTCCGATGAAGCCCGAACCCAGCTCCTGTCCTTTCCGTCGGGTCGCAAGGACTTTCCTAACGCTCTCGCTTATGCGCTGATCATGCGTCCGGGCCTGCCTATTTATGAGGCGGGCCGCGAGCACGTGACCGAAGACCTGCTTCGGATTCCCAACCAGCCATGGTATCTTGTTCTGAACGCTACGAACAAGTTCACTTGTGGTATCTTATTACAGGTGGTCGATGGGCAAGTACGAATACACGCGGATTGGGTTCGTGAAGGCCCTCCGGCTGGCACTCTCGGGGAGGTGGTTCGAGGGGCACGCAGTGACGCTGGCGGTAATGTGCGGCTTGTTGTTCCTCACAACCGCGGGTCTCACAGCGGTGATCCTGCTCTTCTCGTTGCAGCGCACTCAATCCAAGCTACTGACATCCGTACCGGCGGAGACCCTAACCGAGGCCGGCTCGCGATTGGCGATATGCTTCAGCGACGACGACGGGAACAGCCATTGTTCTTGTGCCACTCCGCAGCCCGATGGGTCCTTAATGCTCTGGCCGGGGGGTATGGTTTTTCTGCGGGGAGGAAAGGGGAGCTTACGCGCGAGCCTAACGATAACGTCTACCGGGTGCTTATGGAGGGGCTAGAGGGCTTCTGTGCGCATCTCGGTGGGCTTGACCGGCCCGAGCATCCCGCCCGCGAGGCGATGGGCGCCGACGGTAAGCCGTACTTGACGATCCGGCCGACCGGGTTGATCAATAAGCAGCCCGCGAAAGACGAGTGGGCTAGTTTCGGAGTGGTGAACACGCCGCAGAACATCAGGTTGACCAATGGCCGGCAAGGATAACGTCCATACGAGTGCGTCGGAGAAGCCGCCGAACTCAAGCTTGCTTCGGGGGCCAAAGTTTCCTGCTGGGAAAAAGAAAGACCCGCGGACCCTTCCCGACAAGACTTACGAACCGCCCGAGCAGACCGAGGACCGCGACGAGGAGCTGTGCACCGACAAGATCATTTTTGATGCTTGTCTTGAGCTTTACCGCGAGATCGAGCAGGGTTTTGAGCAGCAGTACGATCGCTCCAACGAGGGAATGGATTTCTGGGATATTTTTAACTGCAAGCTCAGCTCGAAGCAGTATTATGCGGGTACGTCAAAGATTTTCGTCCCGATCGTGCATGACGCTGTAAACGCGCGCGTTACCCGGTTCACCAACCAGATTTTCCCCTCCAACGGTCGGTATATAGAGGTCGTCACTATGGACGGGGACATCCCGCATGGTGAAATGTCCCTCGTCGAGTACTATATTAAAAAGGCAAAGCTCAGGACAGTCGTTGTCCCAGCTCTGTTGCGTAACGGTGACATTGAAGGACAATATAACGTCTACGTGTCGTGGAAGGAGCGGAAGCGGCACGTTGTTTGGAAGAAGCCACGACCCGAGCTTATTGGTCCAGAGGGGGAGGATGTTCCGCAGGATATAGTCGAGGAGGAGCTTATCGAAGGCCGTCCCCATGTAGAAGTCCTTGCTGATTCCGATGTTCTGGTATTGCCGTTCGCGGCGGAGACCATGGCGGACGCTATCGACAACGGCGGGTCCGTGACGGTACTACGACGTTGGTCCAAGAGCAAGATCAGACGGATGATCGAGGACGGCGACATCGAAGAGGAAGCAGGCGAGACTTTACTAAAAGAAATGGCCGGCGACAAGCAGGCAGTCGCGATCAACAAGCAGAAGGTGATGGTGGACGCAGCCGGGATCAAGTCCCAGGGCTCGACCGTCAAGCATGCCCTCGTTTATGAGACTTGGACGATGCTCACCGTCAATGGTGAGCGTCGGATTTGCCGGATTTACTTTGGTTCGGAGAGAACGATTCTAGGTTGTAAGCGGAACCCCTACTGGTCCGACCGGCTTCCGATTTTCTCGTGCCCAGTTGATAAGGTCCAGGGAGTGTTCAAGGGTAAGTCGAAGGTCACGCCCTGTGAGCAGACGCAGTATTACGCGAACGATATAATTAACGAGGCGGCGGATTCATCGATGTTCTCGATGATGCCGATCGTTATGACTGACCCGGAGCGGAATCCACGGGTTGGCTCGATGGTTCTTTCGCTAGCTGCGATATGGGAGTGCGATCCGAACTCGACTGTGTTTGCGAAATTTCCCGACCTTTGGAAGGCCGGCTTCGAGATCGTAGCAAGCTGTAAAGCTCAAATAATGCAGTCACTGTCGGTGTCTCCAGCGGCGATTACCCAGCAGCAGACCCAGAAAGCGAAGCCAAGTCAAGCGGACATCGCGCGCGAGCAACAGGTTGATATCCTCACAACTGCTGATGCCGTAACCATTATAGAGGAGGGGATTCTCACGCCAATCGTAAACTTTTTTGTCGAACTCGATCATCAGTATCGGGATGATGATATCCTGATTCCTATGTTTGGCGAGCGCGGCCTGCGCGCGAAGATGGACTGGGTCCCGCCAATTCAGCTTGGCAAGAAACTCAGCTACCGGTGGTTTGGGGTGGAGCAGGCACGGACTGCGATGCAGCTCCAGCAGCAGATTGCTTTTGCCAATGTTCTGTTCCAAATCCCGCAGGATAAATACCCCGGTCACCGCCTCAACATGGTGCCCTTGCTCACACATGCGGTTGATAATATTTACGGCCCTCGCTTGGCTCCGCTGATATTCGAGGACGAGAAGGAGCAGCTGACCGTTCCCGCTGAAACCGAGAACGAATGGATGGTTGAATACGGCGTAGGGCTTCCGATCCACCCGATGGATGAAGATGTCCAGCATCTTCAGGTTCATTCGCAGGCGCTCCAGGCGACCGGCGGCGATCCGACCGGCAACATCCGTATGCATATGGCACGGCATCAGGCTCAGCTTCAACTGAAACAGCAGGCTGCGATGCAGCAGCAGGTTGCTCAGATGATGGGCGGGCCGGGCAGTGGTCAGCCACAGGGGCGGGCGCCTCGCGCAGGCGGGCAGAGCAAGGCGCCTAGAGGTGGTCAGGGTCCGGCCGGCATGGTACACAGAGATCAAATCGGCCCAGCTTCCGGGTCAATGCCGCAGCTCAGGCGACCAGGGGGGATGTGATGGCAAAGCTTTACATTGCTGAGTATTCGACCTTTGGCATGGATCCGAATACAGGCGAAGCGGTAGGTAAGGAGCCGTCTTTGGACCAGACTCCGGTGGTGATTGGAGCGGGGTCGCTAGCCGGGGCTGCGTTTGGCGCTTCGACTCGGTTGGTACGCATTCACACCGATGCGATTTGCTCTATTGTGTTTGGGCAAGTCGGAGGACCGAATGCGCCAGTCGCGACAGTGAATAACAAGCGGCTGGCAGCGAACCAAACCGAGTATTTTGGGGTGAATCCCGGTGACACGGTGGCTGTGATCACCAATACCTGATGGAGGCGAGCTATGATGGGTGCCAATTTGCCTGCGCCGGGTTCATCGGCCGGTGATTACCTGAAAAGTTTGGCGTCGCTTCTAGAGTTCGTGAAATCGCCGGAGTACATGGAACGAATTACGATGCTTGAAAAGATGGAAGCTGCCGCGTTACAGCGCCGAGACGAGGCGGATCGCGCAGTTGCCGAAGCCACGGAAGCGAGAAAAAAACTGGCCGAAGAGAAAGCTGTGCATGACAGAGAGGTGAGTACCTTCACTAGGGAGAAGCAGCAACACGCACTAAAAGTTTCGGCTCTTAAGGCGGCTACCGCATCAATGCGTCAGGCCATAACAGATGTATGAATTATGGCAGCCGCTACTTTACGTATGGGGTCTATTTTCGGCGCAGTAGCTATTTTAAATTATGACGATGTTACCCTGCTTTCTACAGGTATTACGTTCGATACATCTCAATTGTTTGGTGACCTTCAGGTTTCGTTAGATGTTGTTGCGAGTGGACAACATCAAAACGTCACAGCAGGTAAGGGGTTTAACGCCAGTCTTGTTTTTACTCCGCCAATTCTTCTTGTTAAAGTCACTATAAAGGGGGTGCAAGTAATACGCCTTAGCAATGCCCAATTCACTATGCAGGGCGTGCCGACATGAGCGTTACTTTTGGTACGGCAGGAGAATCAGATACAAATACTTCTGGTATAACTACCCTTAGCGCGACATTTAATATTGGCACCCTGACGAATGGAATATTAATCGCAATACTATTTACACAAGACGCAGCCGATCCTGGAATAACCGCGTTTACTTGGAATACAATAGCAATGACTGCGGTGTCGGGAGGCGCCATAGATAACCCCTCCACCGGTTCTCTTGATCCATATTATTTAGTCAACCCTTCCAGCGGTTCACACAGTTTATCGGCAACGTGGACTAATGCTACGATAGGTAATTGCGGTTTAGGTTTTCTTTCTTTTAGCAATGCAGCTCAGTCAAGTCCAATTGCTAACGTAGTAACCAGCGATGCTAACGGTGTGCTCACCTCAACTAAGGCAGTCACTACCGCTAATGGTTCTGCCACTGTCTTTATGTGGCAATTTGGTGTCAGTTTTTCTTCTGCGTCACCAACGCAAGACTGGGCAGGTTCAGCTTTAAACGTCGCCGGACAGCATATATTATCAACGGGGACAAGCGACAGCTACACAGTAACGCAAGCAAGTTCTGATTCTATTACAGGTGTTGGATTTCAAATATTACCGTTTGCGGCTGCGGCTGTTGTGGAAGCTGCCGGGACCACGATACATAGACCTAGATTCACCCCTGGATGGAGATGGAAGCGATGGCCAAATTCACGCTCACGCTTTTCGAAATTGGTAGTACCGTCAAAGGAGCTGCTGAGAAGACCGTTACTACTATTGACGGAGGAGTCAGCACGGAGAAGCAAGTTTCCTACGATTTTGAGGGCACCGTCATTGGTTGGGGTCACATCGGCCCTGCCGAGCCAGATACGATCCACCACATCCAGACCGAGAAAGGTCGCGTAGAGGCTCCTGCCTCTAAACTTCAGGAGGCATAAATGCCATTCTACGATATCAACAGGGCGACGGTTACCAATTCCGGCGCGGGGTCTGAGACCACCCACCTGGCCGGCAAGACGATTGCCAACCAGGAAACGGTTCAGCTTGTGGGCTATTTCGCCTGCGCGCGTATGGGCAACGCTGGTGGCAATATCTTGCGGCTGAAGGAGAATACTGGCACGGTTTTTTCGGGAGGAACGGCGCACGTACCGGCTCCGAAGAACCGCAGGGCTGCACCGGCGGCGCAAAGTTCGTGGGTCGATGATGTGAGTGCTATCACGGCTGGAACGACGCTCAATACGCGCGGTAGTGTTGGATTTGCCGCGACGGGCGGGCAGGGAGGCTACATGCCGATCGTGCCAGCGGCAGCTGTGCAGATGATGCCGAATACGACTAACCCGGTCGATGTCGAGTTCACCAGCATAGCGTCTCAGGTTTCGGTCAATTTTGACCTGACGTTGGACTTGGCCGAGGGCGTCAGTGCCTGATCTTAGCCTGACGCGGTGGTGGGATCACCAGCTGGAAGACGACTACCCCGATTGTCGGCTTCCTTACCAGCAGCGCATGGACAACCGCATCGTCCGCGGGCGGCTGGCCTATGATGTCGTTTACTGCGCAGATTGTGGGAAACCGCAAGGTTTGGCTCCGGTCGAAGCGACGACGTTCGTGTTTTATGTTTGTCAAGTCTGTGTGGACGGAAAGGGGCCGCCTCCTGGGTGTCACGAGGTGGAGATGCCTGAGTTCAGGCATTTGGCTTCGATTCCGCCCTTGAGGAAACGCGAGCATGAGTAGCGTTCTCATAATGCTTTATGAGACGCCGGTCTATCAGAACCCGCAGCGGTTCGCTCTGAACAATTTTCACCGGGTTCCTGCCAGTTCAGCACTTTCTTTTGAGACTAACCAGCACTTTGTGCCACTGCGTTGGCCTCAACCCACTGCGCGACCTATAAATTCGCAACCGACCGACGCGCCGCCTGCTGTGCAGCCGGATACGCCTCCGCATTTTGTGCCTCGTAGTTGGTCGCAGACCTACGGACGTGCCATCAATTCATGGTCCGAGACATCGTCTGCGTTGCATTTCGAGACAAACCAGCACTTTGTGCCGTTGCGCTGGCCTCAGTCTTTGACGAGGCCGCTGAACTCGCAGCCCACTGACGCGCCGCCCGTGGCTGCCGCGGACAACCCGCCTCACTTTGTGCCGCGCACGTGGGCTTCGATTTGGAAAACAGATGCGTCGCTGTTGTGGCAAGCTGCGCGAGACTTTGCGGTCGGCCCGCCGTTTGCTACGAATACGCATTATAGTCCAACTATGTGGCCGTCGGCGTGGAGAGTTGATGCTAACGCTTATCGATCACCCAATATCGACTTTGCTTTTACGCCACCCCCGGTTCAGGTGGCGGTTTATGCTCGCTACACAGCGGGTGCAAGTGTTGGTATGCTGACTGTAATTCCGGGGGAAAAACCGTCATGAAGATTCTTTATCCTGTTGTCAGACCAAAGAGGAGGAGGTCTATCGATGAAAAAAACCGTGCTTTCCAGCCTGTTAGCCCTACTGTTCTCCGCCGGAGTGGCGGAAGCGCAGGCCCACACGATAACTTTCACGTGGACGTGGCCGACAATGAGGCAGGACGGGACTGCCCTCCCGCTGTCCCAGATCGCCAACGCGGTCATCTATGACACGTCCAAACCGCAACCGGGGCAGCCCGGTACGGTCGTTCCGTGCGACACGACCTTAACCTTTCCTCCCACGACCGCGACCGCGACCTGTACCACGGGCACCATTTCCGGCTCGACCGACAACTATATTGTTGAGGTAAGCGACAACTCGATGCCGCCGCAGACATCCGGGCCGAGCAATGTGGTTAGTGTGCCAGTCCCTTTAAGTGCACCGGTCGCCGTTGCAAACCTGTCGTTTCACGTCAATTGAGGTCTCGATGATCGGCAATTTTGGAGCCTGTTTGCGGCTCACGGAGGACTACGAGGGCGGAAACGACGACTACGACGGTTTCCATACCTCGCGCGGGATTACGCAGGCTGATTATGATGCGTGGCAGACCTTGCATGACGGGGTCAAAGGGGACGTTTATGACGCCCCGCAGCGCATCATCGACTCGATTTACCTCAACGATTACTGGCATCCCTATTGCGATCAGCTCGCAAAAGGGCTCGATTTCATGTATTTCGATACCAATGTCAACGAAGGCGGCCGAAAAGCTGTGTTATTTTTGCAACGGGCTCTGAAAATTCCTGCTGATGGGCATTTTGGTATCCGCACGATAGCCGCCTGCAAGGTAGAGTGTGCGACGCCGGCCGGAACGAGGAGCCTGATTGTGGCCATGGACGCTGAGCGACGCGCCCATTACGAGATTCTTGCGAAAAAGGTCAAATTCAGGAAAGACCTTAAGGGATGGCTGGAACGCGCGGCTAAGTGCCAAGCTGCAGCTCTGAGGATGGTGACATGAATTGGAGCCTTCTGCTTCAGCAGCTAACGGCCTACGTGGTCGCTAGCCTTGCATCGTGGTTTACAGCTCGTTACCACCTTAATCTGGAGCAGCAGGGTCTAGTTGCAACCGACCTTATGGGTGGCGCAACTGTCGCTGGAGCGACAGTCTACGGTTTGTGGACACATCACCGCGCATTTTTGGCGAAACCCCCCAATGGAGGAACCAATGCGCAAGCTCCTATGCCTCAGCAGCTTTATCCTAACGATCCTGGCTTACCCGGCACCGGCCGCCGATCTCCCCCGTAAGGCGCTCGACGTTCCGACGGTACCGGTTGTCCTCACCAATCCGTTTTACATAGGAATCTGGGGCGGCGGCGGGTTTTCCACGCAAGAGAACGACTTAACGCTAGGTGGGCAGACGCAAGGTCCGGTCAAGGCTTACCCGACCGGTGCGCTCGCGGGAGCGGTCCTTGGCTACGGTACCAGCGCGGGGAATTTCTATTACGGCTTCTCGATTGAGGCCGCGTACGATTTTTCTCGTGGCGATGTGGGGTTTTCTGGCTTTACGGGTCCGGGTTGTGGCAATGCCCCGAATTGCGCGGGACCTCTCGGTTCGCTGAAGAATGGCTTGCTCTTGCAGGTTGGTGGCGAACTTGGGATCAGCCTGACAACGCTTGGCGGGTATTTACCGACATCCGCCCAACCGTCGAACTGGCCCGTGCCGATCACGCTTCCAGCGTCCGTATGGTCAAACCTGATCATCGCCGGGCGTGGCGGGTTCGCGGGGCGCGACGTGACAATGTGCGCGCTCACGGGCGTCGATCCTTTCACGGGATTACCCGACGGGTCCCAAACATGCGGGTCCCAGTTCAAAATCGGGCCATACGTGGGCGCGGAGATCAAAGCGATGCTGTCGGCTCAGACCGAAGTGTTTCTCAAATACGATCACGTGTTCTGGAACAGCAGCTTTACCCCTGCGAGCGCAGCACCGGCGTTTGTAAATGACACTGCGATGGCCAAGAAGGAGGACATCTTTAAGGCTGGATTTGGCTACCACTTCTGATAGGTTGCGTTTGTTTCCTCCCTAGTGGAACTTAAGGCGGCCTGGCCGCCTTATTTTTTGGATGGGAGATGTCGGATTTACCGTTGACCTTAGATCAGATTTTGCACATCGCAGAGCTGCTTTCTATTGCGGGCGGCGCTATTGTGGTGTCTTTCAAGATCGGGCGTTTCACGCAGGCGATCGAGAGCACCAACATAAATTTTTCAAGAGAGATGGCGGACTCCAAGCTAGACCGACAGGGGATTCGTGACGAGATCAAGATTTTAGCCGAGAACACCTCCAAAGAGATCACAGATTTGACGGTCGCGATGCAGAAAGACAATGTGTTTTCCTTGCAAATTGCCAACATGGAAAAGGCGATAACCGAGTTGCGTCAGTGGTACGATGAGCTACGGCGAGGAAAGGGCCGTATTGACTAGCTTTTTTCATGTGGTATTTTGATCACTGTCGTGTGCTGCCTTAGCTGGCAGAGCGACCTCGACTTGTGGCCGTTAGTCACTAGGGAAACAATCAACTATGGCTAGACTACCGCAGCAGCGGGCGCCGCAAGCGTCCGATGAGGAAGACTTTTATGGCGAAGGTGAAGAAACCACACGGGGGCGTGATGAAGGGGAGGATTACGGCGGGGAAGGCGGAGCCGAAAGCGATGCAGCAGCCGAAGACGATGCCGCCCTCGACACTGGCGAGGAACAAGAGACTGGGGGCGAGGAAGATTTAGAACCGCGCGGTCGCCGCGCGGATCCGCGATTCCAGCGGCTCGCCAACGAGCGCAACGATTGGCGCCGCCGGGCTGAAGAAGCTGAGCGCCGCTACCAGCCACCTCAACCCCAGCAGCAGGTTGAGTCGGAAGCACAGTTTGAGGCCCGAATGCAGCAGCTCCCCTTTGAGGAGCGCATGGAGGCCCGATACCGACGGGACAAGGAGCACAACGCCGCAACGACGCAGCAGATGCGGCTTGAGCAGGCAGTGGCCAACGACAAGGCAGCGTATCAGTCGAAGGCAGCAAGCAACCGGGTGATGAAGCGGCTGGAGCAAGAGGTTGAAGACGAGTTCCAGCGATTGCTTCGGGTAGGGCAGGCGCGTCCGCGCGAGCAGCTTTACTGGGAGATTCGCGGGAGAGAATTAGACGCGATGGATGGGAAAGTCGGAGTGAAAGAACGGGAGCGAGCAGCACGCCGCGTTCAGTCTCAGAAGACCCGTCCAAGCAACGCTTCAAGCGACGTCCGCGGAGGCGGACGCCGGCAACTGAGCGAACGTGAGGCGCGTGCTCGCCGATTGGAGAATACGCGCATTTAGGAGTGAGCTGCAATGATGATGGCCACCAACCCGGCTGCGTCCTTTGTCGCCGATATCGAAGGTTATTTGGCTGACGAGACTTTGCCCCTGGCTCGGCGCCAGCTGGTTGTTTACCAATTTGGTGATCCGCTTGTACTGCCGGAAGGACGCGGATCGGCCTATACCGCCACTCGTTACAACCGTGTTCCGCTTCCTTTTGCGCCGCTGTCTGAAGGCGTGCCTCCCGTTGGGCAGAACATGACCATCTCGCAGGTCTCGGCGACCGCGCAGCAATGGGGCGACAAGATCACCATCACCGACGTTGGCGAGCTGACTATCAAGCATCCGCTGTTCGTCAAGGCGAAGGAATTGCTCGGGCTGCAGATCGCAGAGACCTTTGAGCGTAATACCTTCAATGCGCTCCTCGCCGGGGCGCAGATCAACTATGTGAACACGCGCGGATCGCGCGGCGCGCTTGTTGCCGGTGACGTGCTCAATCCACATGAGATCGTGCGTGCAACCGCGATCTTAGAGACCCTTGGCGCCCCCCGCTACTCCGGCGACGAGATGACGGACACCCGTCTCGAAGCGGATGCCGGGGGTGCCAGGGCTTCGTCCAACCCGCGTGCGATGCCACACTACACCGCGGTGTGTCACACTCTTGTGGTGGCGGACATGCGCGAGAATCCGACCGTCAACCAAGCGTGGACTTTCTCAGACATCAACCGGCTCTACAATTACGAACTCGGGGAATGGGCAGGGATAAGGTTCTGTCGGTCAAACCTCGTGCCGACTTTTACCGGTGTAGCGGTGATCACCGCCACTGCTTCTGCTTCCGGCGGGACACTGGCGACCGGAACCTACTCGGTGCAGGTGACCGCGCAGGACACGCAGAATCAGTACGAGAGCCGCATTTACGCGGTTCAGACCGGCCTCGCCGTGACTGGTCCGACTGGTTCGATCAGCGTTGTGCTGCCGGTTTTGGCGGGGTTCACTTTTTCGGTCTACATCAGCGCTTCGAACTCTAACCCGCCGTTCAACCTGGGAACGTCAGTCGCCGGGCCGACCGTAGGTCCGTATGCGGGTCAGGCGACCCAGATGGCTCCGAACCAGACTGTCGTGATCCAGGCCGTAGGTCTTCCACAGGTGCCGCCCGCGGCGCCGGCAGCCGGCATTACTGCTTATCCGACCTTCATTTTTGGTCGCGGCGCCTACGGGCAGGTGAAACTTGACGACGTGCGATTTACCTATCTCAAGGACGCCGATAAGTCGGATCCGCTCAACCAGCTTCGAGTGGTGGGCTGGAAGGCGTTCTACGGGACATTGATCGAGAATAATCAGTTTTTCATGCGGATCGAGTCCACATCGGCGTTCTCGGTCACCTTCGGATAACAGGGAGGCTGGAATGCCTTACAGGCTTCGCTATACGGTTTCGATCGACTGGATTGGCGCGGGCGCGGGCCCGATGGAGGCAGAGCTGCCTTCCGCTGGCCAGATGCTGCAAGGCGGCGGCGCCTCCGGGCAGTCGAAGACGTTCGTGACCAACCCCGCCACTATTCCGACCGTGCTCGGTACAGGTGCCGGGACCTTCCCGGCGACCCAGCTGGCGTCGGGTGACATCACGACCCTGTTGACCGCGCTCACGACCGATATCTCGGCGCAAATGAACGCCAACATCGGCACCATGCAAGGGTGGGCTTCAGGACAACCGTAATGACAATCGGCACGGCTGGCACCAACCTCACCACGTCGCTCACGGCGCTCTTTCACCCGGGCTCGTTCATCTCGCCGTCGGGGGTGGTGCAGTCTTTTGTTGAGGTGGACGCCGATATCGCCACGATTAATCAGGCGATTAAGGACGATCAGAACCCCAATTTGCCTGCTCCGGGAGCTATTCCGATGGGCGGCTACTCGCGTGCGGGACAGCTTTACGTGCCCAATCGCGGCTGGTTGAAGGTGATGCCGGGCGATTTGATCGGCGTCGATGCCAATGGTTGGCCGATTCTCGTGTCAGCTCGGTCGATTGCGACTGGCGGATGGACAAAGACAGCAACATGACCGACGAACTTTTTGGCGAGAACAACGGTCGCCCCGCGGGCAAGAAGAACAAGCCTCAGGAGCCCATTAAATTCGAGAAGCAGGTCGATTCCCTGTCCAGCTTCGTCGGGCTTTTGACTGAAGCCGAGAAGGCGGAAATTCGCCAGCAGGCGAAAGACCAGGTTCTCAAGGAGCAAAAGGACCGTGAGAAGGCTGCGCTGCTTGCGCAGTTTATCAAAGAAGAGAAGCAAATTGTTGATCCGAAAGAGATGGTGTATCCGATCGTGCTGCATCTTGCACCGCACGCGAACTGCATCATGCTTGACGGGAAGCAGTATTTTACCGAGCAGGTCTACGACGTGACGATTCCGGTGGGGCATGTGCTTATTGAGCAGATGAACCGCGGGTGGGCGCACGAGGCTGCTACGCAGGTCACTGACAGCAAGGGGCGTCGTCCTTTTCAGCCGCCGATGGGGATCGGTTTTGGCAATTTCATGGACAACCGGCGCCCGCGTAATCTGGCGGTCGGATCAGAAAACGTCGGTGCACATATCGCCGAAATGCACAGGACTTTACACGGATGACGGAACTGAAAGAGGTTGTTGTTACTCCGGCGGTTGAAATCCAAGTCACATTCGGACCGGACGGTGGGCGAGGGTTTGGCGTTCGTTTTGCGCCGTTGCCGTTGGATCAGGCCAGAACTGACCTCGACGAGGTGATGGATAAGGTGCTCGACGCGATCGAGCGTCAGCGCGCGCGGTTCTTGATAGCTGACAAGGAAGCTCAACTTGCTCAATTGGTTGCGATCATCCGTAAGACCGAAGGTTCATTGATTTCAACTGAAGAACAAGCCAGAATGCGGTGGGAGAGCGAGGGTCGCAAAGGCGATTGGTCACCGGACAGGTTACCTGCTTCAGAGGCAATGAAAAAGAGCAACACTGAGGTGGGTTTGAAACGTGACCGGGCAACGGCCGAAGCTCTCGACGAGGAGATCAAGAAGCTCCGGCATTTGGTGAATGGCCATGGCGCTCACGTCGGCTCAGATCGTCACGCTGGCATGTCAGATCGCTAAAACACCGGGGATGGTGCAGCAGGCGGGGCAGCGCCTGAACACGATCCTTCAAGAGTTGTGCCAGAATTACGATCTGGATGACGCGCGCAGCTTCACCACGATTACTTTCAACGTCGGGCTATCGGGGCCGAACATCGGGACTGGGCCTTACGCTCTGCCGGCGGACTACTTGCGCACGCAGCGCGGTCGGCAATTCTATAGTGTGGCCTTTCAGCCTTACGAGCTGAGCCGGATCGAGCTTGACGAATATGATCTGCTTACTCAGCAGCCTGGGTTCAACGATTTTCCTCGAAATTTCGTTGTTGATATGGCTCCGGTACAGGGAGTCCTGTTTACTGGTCTCGGTGGCACCGGCGGCACGTACACGATCACTTCCGAGACGACACCACAGGAATACGTCTGGCCTCCCCCGTCCATTTCCGCTCAGGTGGTAATTCGCTACTTTCGGCAGATGCCCGACATTGGCTCGCCGGAACTATCTAATGTGGTCCCGTGGTTTCGCAACCAGCAGTATCTAATTAGCCGTCTTTCCGGCGAGATGATGGCGCTTGCGGATGACGAGCGCGCTGAGAAATTTTTGACCGACAAGGAGGATATGAATCCGCAGGGCGCCGGTGTGATTTTGCGCCGCTTCCTTAACATGAAGGATGACCCGGAGGGCCGTGCCAAGGTGGTGGCTCTGGATCGGCGGCGGTTTGGCATAAGCCGCTGGGATCGCCTGCCGTCCACCAAGACGATCGGCTGGCCATGAGCATCCGCCGCGGAGTTCCGCTTCCCTTCTCACCTCAGGGAGCATCTGACGCAATTGATGCGACGAATGTGTTTCCGGGCGCGATGGCGCTTCTGCAGAATCTGATTCCTGACCCTTCGACCTCAAATTTGTGGCAGTGCCGGCCGGCTGCGGTCCAGCTGACCAATTTCAGCGGGTTTACGACGCCGGGCTTTATTTCGACGATGCAGGTGATCGGTATTTATGCCTACGGCATGATCGCCAGCGGGCGTAATCCTGGACACGACGAACCGTTCGCTTTCAACCTACTCTCCAAGACTTTCGTCACGATTACCGGCATCACGGCAGCTAACACGCCCTTAAGTCCGGTAACAACAGGGGCCTGGGTGCCGCCGACGATGGCCTTGGCCGGTGCGAATTTGGTGGTCACGCACCCCGGATTCAATTTTTCCGGTGGCTTTGCGTTTGGCGTGCTCAATATTTCCAACCCTGTGGCACCGACCTGGACGGCTCAGAACACCACTACAAATACGCTGCCGGCGCTCCCGATATGGGTTGAGACTTTCAACAATCGCCTGTGGTTCCTGGTGAACCCGCCGGTCGGGCAGCCAGGTGCGTACTTCACCGACATTTTGTCGTTGAACATGATCAACCCCAATCAAGTCATCACGTTCGACGATACCCAACAGCTGACGACCGCGGCCGGTTTGGGTCTGTTCAACCAGCTGGGGGGTGTCATTCAGTCACTGATGATCTTCAAGAACACCGCGAACGTCTACCAGATCACTGGGGATGCGGCGCTTAGCACCTTGGCGCGTAATTCGCTTAATGTGGCGACCGGAACTCTCTCGCCGCTAGCAGTCACCACGACGCCGCGAGGTCTTGCGTTTTTGGCTCCTGATGGCTTGCGGTTGATCGATTTTCAGGCGCGCATTAGTGATCCGATCGGCGTGGATGGGCAGGGAATCAATGTCCCGTTCATTTTTAACGCAGTGCCTTCGCGCGCGCAGGCTGCGTGTAACCAGAACGTGCTTCGTATTTCGGTTCAGAACAGCAATGCCGTCGGGGCGCCGATTCAAGAGTGGTGGTACGACATTTCGCGGCACAAATGGTCAGGACCGCATACGTTTCCGGCGAACCAGATTTCAGCTTTCAATGATACCTTCATCGTTGCGCCGCTTGGGGTGAATGCAACGTTGTTTCAAAGTGATGTTGCTCAGTCTTCGACCTCTACATTCGTCGAAAACGGGCAGATTCTGACTTTTATCTGGCAGACTGCCATGTTGCCGGATCCGAAGCAGGCAGCCTACTTCGCGATGGTCGAAACGTCTTTGAACCTCGAGCTGGCGGCTGGGCAATCGGTCGTGACGGTTACGGCTTTTGACCAAAACGGGCAGATTTTTCAACAGGTTACAGTAAAGCCGGCTCAGCTTGGGACGATATGGGGGCAATTTACTTGGGGGCAGGCACTTTGGGGCGG